TCTGTAATCATAATTGTGCCCCATGATGTTCAAGATATTTGTGATCAGCTCAATCCTGCGCTGCAGTCCTTTCTTGAACTTCCGTTCCTTAATCGAACATATCTGCTCCAGTCCCCATAATTTATAGGATATAGCCACTCCGGATAGGTTTCCTCCAAAAGACTCATCACACATATGTGGCACATTGGCTCCAGTGTGAATATCCTCACGGAGCCGGTTCTTATAATTTTCCAGTGCAGTATCATCAATCGTCTTCAGGAGCCAGTCCACATCTCCTCCATCCTCCAGAATGATAGCTCCTTTTTCCTTCATGTCAGCAATGTCCTGACTGCTGACATCTCCAAGTTTTAAAACCTTTAAAATGG